CAAGCCAAATCTAATGTTGCCTTTCAAAATGCACAAAATAATCTTAATTATCAAAGCCAATTATTACAGACTCAATCTAACAGGATGACCGAAGATGTTAGACAGCAGATGAATGAGGATTTTATACAGCATACAGAATTTATGGCTGACCTGGCTTATGAAAGAGATTCGACCAGGATCACTATGGAGCAGCAGCAGATACAAGAACAAAGGGCGCAAGAGCAAACGGAAAGAGGAAAAGTAGCATTGCAAAAGAAAGGAGAAGTAGCATCACAACGTATTGGACAAAATGCCTGGACTCTTTTAGCTGAGATAGAAAGATCGAGAGCAGCAGCCGATTTTGTGACAAACAGAAATGCTGCATTTGCACTTAAAGGATCTCAAACGCAGAGACTTGATGCACAGGCTGATCGAGCTTCTCGAAGGGGAGCTGCTAGAACATATCTCAAGAAAACTTATCTTGATCCAGTTAAGCCACTACGCATACCCAAGCCTAGTTTTGGTCCATACGCACTTGGTATGGCTGGTTCTGTTGTTGGTGGATTTAACACTTACTATGGTGTTAAGGCTAATCAAGCTGTAATTGAAGGCAATACTGTTGATAATAGTGACATAAGACTTAAGGAGAATATAGTTAGGATAGGCGAATCTCCGAAAGGTTATCCAATTTATGAATTTAATTATAAGAATGATCCTACAACACGTTATCGAGGGGTAATGGCACATGATCTGGTTACTAGCAGACCTGATGCTATTCACAGAGTTAATGGCTATTTAGCTGTTGATTACAGTAAATTAGATGTAAATTGTGAGGTGGTTTAATGGCAAGACAAAAACTTAACTACACTCAAGGGGATGCAGAACCCAAGAAAAAAGGAAACCAAAAGCGAAGTCAACTTGCTACTGGTCAATCTACTGGAGACGTTAGCCAGGTAGATCTATCATTTAAAACTCCGCAAATACAGAATTTTAAATGGTATGGACAGACTTACTCGACTCCTACTGAGCCAAAGCTAGTACCTACACTTGATCTGCCAAGTGTAAAAGGTTTTTATGATGATACTAAAAAAGCTAAAGATAATGAGTTTGGTGCTTGGCTTACTTCTTTTAAAACTTTAAAAGGAGAGCTTGAGCAATTACCTGGAAACTATACAGATTACAGAGTTAAAGAGCAATCTGTTCTTAACATGGAAGCTGCAAAAATTCTTGACACATATCAAGTTGGCAATGATGGTACAGATATAAATCCAGCAGACAAATTACAGGCAACTATTAATAAGTTAAAAAAAATAATAGACCAGCCTTTAATTGCTGAAGGAGAAGAAGGGTTTAGCTTAGAGAAAACACAAGAGATAGAGGAAGCAAAAAAGATTTTACAAGAAATAGAATCCAATAGGCGACTAAGAAATACAATTACTTCTTTAGCGAATGAACGAAAAGTTTTAGATAACTTAACTCAATGGGATCAATATAAATTAAAAGAGACAGTTGACGAGATAGATGATAGTGGAAACAAAGTACAGCTTCGTGACAACGAAGGAGAATTAATGTTTGAAAGTGATGGTGTAACTCCTATTTATGCACAAGTTACTTTAGCGGAATTAGACCCTAGTGATCCCAGGTACAAGGAAGCATATAACAACTTTATATACAAAGACAGCAAATTAGGAATCTTTGAACATAACAATTTGCAGCCACAAATTTTGCAACACAGAATGAATGACAGGGCAAATCAAACAAAAAATTATAATGAAATAACTACGCAATTAGGACAGGCAGAAATAGTTTCTACTATTAATTTACTTGAAAACCCTGGCTTAAGTCCTGTTGAGTTAAATGCGCAAATTGGAAAGATAGTAGCAAGCGTAAGAAGGTTAGGACTTACAAAAGAATCGGAAGCAAATATGTATAAATTACTTTGGCAAAGTTTGTCTCGTAATCCTTTGTATAAAAATTTAGACGCTGAATCTCTTTATGAAGCATTTAGTGAGTTAGCTCTTGGTACAGCAGATTATAACGGAATTGCTATTGGTCCAGAAGGTAACAGGTGGCAAATTATAGACGGAGTAACAAGAATTAAACCAGAATTTGCCTGGATTAATACTCTTGGAGGTACAGTTTATTTAAGAGAAATAGTCGAAGATATTGTAAAAGACAGAGATAATTTAAATAAAGCTGACAAGACTTCATTAGAAAATAAGTTTTCGACAGAATTACAGGATGGAGTAAAAGACCTAACAATTGAAATTAATGGAGAACAAGTAAATTTACATGATGCTTTAATTACATACGATAGTGAAGGTACTCCAGGAGTAGTTCAAGCGGACACTACTGTAAGATATGCTTACAAGCTAGCAAGAACTCAGATTGAAGAAAATTATCAAAGATTAAGGGAAGCAATTAAAAACTCAAATTTAACTGAAACTGAAAAAAACCAGCAATATGGAATATTAGAGGAACAAAGAAAGATCGCTTTAACAAATTTAGCTTATGGGTTAACTGGCACAGAATTTACTACTGACGTTAGATTGCTAGAAGCGGAATTAACTTCATGCAACCGAACTGGTAACAGAGATACAAAGCAATGCCGAACTTTTATGGCTAACTACAGTAATCTGGTGGCAATTTATGGAGAAACTTTAGTCAATAATTTTGGAAGAACTAAAAACATGATGACTAAATACAATAATATCCAAAAAGGATCTACAACAAGTGTGTTAGATGGTGTTTACGATGATTTAGAACTTGAGTTTATTGTAGCGGTCAAAGCCTTCAACCCTGCTTATGTGGAAGAAGGAAAGAATCAATGGGCAAGTTATTCAAATGAAATAAATCAATACCTTACTGACACATACAGCGACTTAGTAAGCGCTGCTAAAGACGGAAAGGTTACAAAAGATGACTTAATGGATAAGGTAAGATTGGATATACAGAATGGCACGTTTGCACGAATAATGAGGGATGAATATAAGGTAGATATAGATAAGAGTCTTGGTAAAAATTTCTTTTATCCTTCAGAGACTAATGAATTTGGATTTGTTGAAGAATATGGTCCTGTAAATGGAAGCAATCATCAACTTATGAATAAATTAGATAAAATTAATGTTAACGAAATATTCCCTGGGACGGATGATTATGAAATTGTAAATCATTTAGATTCTCCTCAACCATATCTTTTTAACAGTAAAGGCAGTATTAAGTTTATAAAAAATATTTTATTTAGTGGACAGACTACTTATGATGACATTAACCTTATAAGGCAATTACTTGATTCAGAAAGTGAAGCATATAAAGAACTTTTAGAAGAGAAAGGGGAGAAAGATTTAAAAAAGGAAATTAATAAAATAACAAAAGATTTTCAGAAATCTTTTAAAAATTCTCAAAAAGGATTAGAAGTTTTATTTGAAATAAGTCAACTTTCTACTGTATATAATGGTAGGTTTGGAGATTTAATTAACGATCAAGTTAAAGGTTCTATACTTACAAATCCCGAATATGCTGAAGCTATTATCAAGCATGACACAAATCCTCCGACTTTTAGTATTAACTGGAGTCATTCGTCCATTCCTAAAGAGCTACAAAATTGGGGAGAAATACAACCATTTTTAGAGAGTTTAAATGGATTGGAGACATACGCAGAAGTATTAGATAAGATAGAGGCATGGCAATTAAGCGGAATCTTAGGAAATTAGATGACAGACAGTTTACTAGACGCAGCTAACCCAGGTGGTAGTGAAGAAGCGCTTATAGCTACCTCTAAATACCTTGAAAGGTTTGAACAACTTAAAAAGAATCAGCTTGGCAATGAAAACTATAATGAAGGCAACAAGACGTTAATTGATGAAAGTAACGAGGAAGAAGTAAATAATTACAATCCAGAGATTATAAACAAAGATCAGATAGAGTCAGACCAGTACTATATGGAGAAATTCCAAGAACCAGGGCGAAAAGATACAAAAACATCTACACCATTTTTAGGGTTCTACGATAAGTTAAATATTTTTTCTAAAGATTATGGAGGGGAATATGCTCCAGAAGAATTAAGAGGGCAGCATAGACTAAGGAATAGTTTAGGCGATCTTTTTCGTATAGCAGATAGAGGTTTTATTAGCGGTACTGTCGGCTTAACTAATACTGTTAATGACGCATTAAGACAAGATATGCCTGGCTATATGGCTGAAATGCTGTCAGGAGATCCAGTAGGTGCAATGGCTTTAAAGATAAAAGCAATAAAAGCAGGGATAGACGAAAAAAGCCTTAATGCTTTTTTTAGAGAAATAGGTGGCAAAGAAAACAGAATGAGCATTTTAGATGCTATGGAAACTGGCTTCATTCAGACTAAACCTGGTGGATTTTTAAAAGATCTATCAGATGGAGAAGATCCTTTTGCTGTTAAGAATGCTTCAAAATACGACCCTATGAGTGGCGAAGCCAGATTAAGTGGAGAGAACTGGGGTTTATTATTAGGCGAAGGCAAATCTATGGATGAAGTTGTTGGTGGTTTTCCAGTAAGAGATACAGGTAGACCAGTAGCAGATTTTTCGGTTACGTTTGCTGGGGAAGCAGCTCCTTTCTTTGTAACTTTTGTTGCCGCTAAATTTTTAACTCCTGGAGTACCAGACGAATATGTATATGCAGCTAAGGTATTTAACAAGGCAAAAGCTGGATCTCCACAATTTGCTAGAGCAGTTGCTTGGATGACAGGCAATATGCCAAGAGTAACTAATGTTTCAAAATTTCTTGTTAAAGAAGGAATACAAGGAGCAAGAAACTCTCTTATAGCTGAGACATTAATAGGCGACCCATACCAGCCTTCTCTAGCAGATAATTTATTACCAGACACTATAAACAATAACGGAAGGCTAGAAGATAACTATATTGAAGCAAAATTAAAATCTATATTTGTTAATGAAATTATCAATGGCATACCTATGGGAATTGCTTTTGGTGTCGGTGGTAAAGCAATATCAACTCCAGCAAAATTCGGAATTGGATTTACAAAAGGAACTTTTCCAGGGATTAATCCAGGCAGATATTCTCAGATGTCTTTATTGGATAACAGTATAAATGCAAAAACAGCGCAAGATTACGGATATTCTTTAGCAAAAAATACTCTAGCTTCTCTTATAGATACAACACAAGCAAGAGTTATAGAACCATTAGTTACTTATTTGGCAAAATGGAAACTAGCTAATGCTGCTATAGATAACGCATATCGCATTAGGAAAGAATTAGAAGCTAGAAATTTCTATGAAAAAACACAAAAAGAATTATTAGAGAAAAATGAATTAGAAGCAAAAACTAAGATAGAAAAAGCTGAGGAAGTAGATGCAGAAATACCAGAACTTAATGACGACAATACAACAACAAATAGAATAAAAATAAATAATCCAGAAGCAAAAACTAAGAAAGATATACAGGAACATTATGGTCAATACCAAAGAAAACCAGAATGGGAAACAGGATATACAGAGCAACAAAAAATTGATTTAGAAAAAGAGGCTGTAAAAGCAGAGAAGATAGCTAAAAGAAAAATGGAAGAGCTTGGAAGAGCTGCTAAAGATTTAATGACAGAAAATAAAATACAAGCGCAAATTAGACCTGACGAAGACAGAACTTTTAGTAACGAGTTAGGACAAAGTGTTGGCTTGGCTGCTCCATTAAGTAGCGAAATTTCCAAATTAAAACTATCAGATATAATTGTTAGACCAGATGTATTCCAGCCAAAGGCGGAAGGTAAACTTAATAAAAAAGGAATTAGCGGATCTTTAAGAGACGTAGAAGTTTTTGATCCTACTTTGGCGGATTTGTTGTCAGTATGGAGAGATACGACAGGGGAACTTGGAGAGGTTGGAAAAATTTATGTTGTTGATGGTCACAACAGGCTCGACCTTGCTCAAAGGTCAGGAATAGGAGAAATAGATGTTCGATTTATCCAGGCTGGAACTGTTAAGGAGGCGCAGCAAATTGCGGTATTAAGGAATCTTGCTCAAAGTACAACAGGCGGAAAGCTAACATCATTAGACGTTGCTAAATATATGCAGAGTTCTGGCGACACTTTAGAAGAATTAGCAACAAAAGGAATAACTTTAACAAGTAGAGAAATGATAGAAGGTAATCAATTATCAAGATTGCCTAAATATTTATTAGACAAAGTTGCTTCTGGAGAATTGCCTTTTAGTAAAGGTGTAGCTTTAGGCTCTGTAGAAGGAGCTAGTGAAACATCAATTAATTTTGTTTACAACAAATATGCTAAGAATCCAAAGTTTAGTGGAGACAGGATAAGACAGATAATGCTGGCATCTACTAGGACAGTAGAAACTGTTACGGAAGGAACTTTACCTGGACTAGAAAAATGGTCAATGGAAAATAACTTGCCAGAAATAACAGCTATTGCTGAACAATTTTTAAAAGAATTAAGAGTAAAAATAAGCGGACTAAAGGCAGTAACGCAAAAGAATAAAAAAGCTGCTATCGAGCAAATCAAAGGTAATAAAATAGCTTATGACGAATCAATAGATAAAAAATTAGAAGCGGAAAAAGCTGTTGCAAGATTTGAAGAATTAGCTTATACAGTTTCAGACACAAGCGCTTTAATAAATGACCTAGCAGCACAAATGAAAACTGGTCCAATATCAGCAACTATGCTGGTAAAGGATAATTTTGATCTCATAATGTCAACTATGAGACAAGATGATGCTCCTTTAACTAAAGTTGCATCTGAGCCAGTAAGAGTACAAAGCGAAGTTGATGCTAAGTTAAACGCAAAAGCACAGAATATATTAAATAATGAAAGACCTGATCCTATTCCAGACGAACAAATAGATAAAGTTATTAATGAGCAAACAGAGTTTGATACATATTCAGATAAGTCTATAAAGAGTATTAAAGAAGAAATAAAAGCTAATAATGGATCTTTAAACAAAAACCATTCAAAGATCGGAGAAGTACTTACAGCTAGCCAAACATCTACAAAAAGAAAAACTTTCCCCTATGTAACAGATGGCGGCTACACATTTAATACTGCTCAAGAATTAAATGATATAAGTTTTGACTTAATGTTCCCAACCTTAAAAGGTAAATATCCTAATTTAGATTTCAGTTCTACTAGATGGGCTGGATCAGCAAAGCCTAGATATGGTCAATATACGCTTGAGTTTGCTAATGATATTGATAAAGCTATTTATATTACAGGTAATAGATGGAAAACAAAATCTAAAAAAGATGCTGAATTTAATGCTTTCTTAGAAGAGCTTGGGATTAGTTCTGGATCAAGACATAAAGCATATATGAGGATGAAGGAGCAATTAAAAGTTGCAAGCCCTAAAGATGGAGTTATTTCTGTAAGAAATACAATGGCTTATGCAGACATAATGATAGAGCCAATACAAAAGAAAACTTATATAGATGCAGATGGCAAAGTAAAAATGAAAAATACCTACGTTGATGGTCGTGGATATGTGCAAAAAGATCCTAGAGTTGATGATGCAGACTTTGAATTAGATTCAGATTTACGAGACATAGAAAGAGAAAATATTAGAAAAGCAAATAAAAAACTCCAGGATAAATACAACAAAGAATACCAAGAATCAAAAAATCCTAAAGACGTTGATCCGCTTGATCCTAAAAATGCAGAACAATTAGAGTTTGCTTTAGAGGATGACGTATATACAAATATGGGTAACGATCATGTATATGTAGATACGTTACTGACAGAGCAACAAGCACAAGAATTAGTTGATTTAGCTAGAGAAATAGCTGGCGCAAATGTTCAAAACATACGTCTTGTTGACGCTATTAAACCTAAAGTAACTGCAAAAACAGCAGCAGATTATGGTCTACCTCCTAGTGCAATAGGTAAATCTGGCAACGCTAAAGGTGCATTTAGGTTTGGCTCTACACCAGTTAAAGACTTAATTATTTTAGCTATGACCTATAAAGGTCATTTCCAAGATTTTGGGTCAATGATGCAGACATTAAGACATGAGTGTTTTCATAGAATACAAGATAGATACCTTACTTTTAAAGAGCAGAATTTATTAGATAGTCCCAGAGTTGATAGGCAATTAAGAGAAATAGTCGCATCATTTTACCCTAGATTTCAGAAAAGATTATTTGCTCCTGATGGTTCAAGGTTAAGTCCAAGAGAAGTCCAAGCGTTTGCTTTTTCAGTTTTCGATCAACTTCCATTCAGTAAAAAACCTACATGGTTTCAGCCATTTGAAAAACTAAAAGAAATTTTTGACAAAGTAAATAATAAATTACAGGGATATGGATATGCAACATATAAAGATGTATTCAGAGACGCACAAGAAGGTAGGTTGTCACGAAGGAATCCAAGAGCTGACAAGTTGCCAGTTAACACAGCTCCAGAACCAGCAAGTTTTGAATTAGATCCAGATGAATTTGTTGGAAATTTAGAAGCTATAAAGACAGCTATTCGTGATGGAGATATGAGCATTGAAGAGGCAATGACAGGTTTATATAGAAGATTAATTAATAGAAGGCAAAATCCCGAAGGTAAAGTTTATATTCCTACCGATCAAGTTGACCTTATTGCAAACAATAAAGCTATAGAGAATACTTTATTTGAACAAATTGGTAGTAGAGAAGATGCTACAAACGTACCTTCATTCAATGTAGAAGAAATTACCAGGCTCGCATCCAGGGTTCTTGCGGAAAATGGTTACAGAACAGAAGAAATATTTAACTTACATAAACAGGCTATGAATGGAGATTCAAATGCTTTACAGCGACAAGTTGCTCAGGCTGCTGTCATATTGCAAAGAGACGCACAGGTTATGCAAATGCAACAAGTAGCGCTAGATGTGAAAATGAATCCACAAGATGTAACTTCAAAGAGGTTATTGATAAGCCTATGGGAAGATGCAATGAAAATAAGTACAGCTATAGCTCAAGTTAATAGACCTTCAGCTCAGTATCTAAGGATGCAACAAATGGACTTTCTTGGCAAACAAGAAATGTTTATCGAGCCTTACGCAAAGATTGAAATTCAAGAACCCAAGCTAGGAGCTGGCGGTAAAGCCTTGCAAGAAGGAGTTGAGAAAGGTGGAATGGTTGAAGATAAAGGACTTGGTAAAGGTACATACTTTAAGTCAGTTAGTGAAGGTCGTGAACCTGGAGTTACAGGAGGCATAATTGAAGGTCAAGTGCCAGCAACTATGCTTATTTTGGATTTAACATCACAAAACAAAACTTTATCTCAACTATTTAGAGAGCTTGATGTTGAAGGAGTTGGCGCAGTATCGGGAGATAAATTAACTGACAAACAAAAATCAGTATTATTTGATTATTTAGCTAAGAAAAAATATCAAGGAATAAGACTTGATGGATTTGAATTTGGACAGCAGGGAGATATGATCTATGTTCCAGACTCAAACCAGGCAAATATAATAATTAATTCAAAAGCTGCGGAGCTTGAAGGATTGGATATACCATACCAGGCTTCTATTCCAGGATCATTTGAGAAAGCTGTATTAGAACAGGAGGATATATTTAAAAAATTAATGGATAAAAAAGATTATGATTCAATTATGAATGGAAAGCCGACTCAACAGGCTCAAGCTATTTTAGATGTTATTGCAGAAAGTCTATATCTCTATAAAGACAGAACAGCGTCATTTGATAATTTTATGAGCCATTTTGCTAAAGGTTTAGATACTGTATATCCTGGTAAATTGCTTCAAGAGCAAATAGCTGCTGTTGCAAGAAATGGTATTTTCTTAAATAGTTCGACTTTAGGAAAAGTTTTAGGCGGTAGTTTGTTTAGAGCAATGACTTTGCCTTTTTCACAGGCTATGGGATCTCGTTATACAAGAAAAAGAGCATTAAGAGCTGGCGATATGGAAGGAGCAAAAATGGCAGAAATGAGGACAAAATTAAATTTAAAAATGTATTTGAAGATGTTTACTACAACGTCAAATGCTTTCAGACTCGCTTTATTGGCTATAAAGCATGACGAAGTTTTTGGAAATATTAATAAGGGTTATATGGAAAATAGTACATATTCAAGATTGAGTAAAAATAAAGCACCAAAAATAAGAAGATTTGATATGTATAGCCAACAAGATATAGAGGGAGAGGCGCAGAGAATGTTAGGTAAAGGCAGAAAAGTTCCAGCAAAATATACAACCGCAACAACAAATCCCTTAGTTTTAATGGCTCACTATGTCACTAAAGGTATAAAAGGAGCTGGCAGAGGAATTGGTTTAGCTGCGACCTCTGGAGCTTCAAGGTTAATGAGTGGCTTGGACACACTTGTTGGTATGTCTGTTGCGCCAGCTTATGAATATTCCAGGCTTATGGAGCAAGAGCTTTTCTTGAAAATGAAAGCTGGCTTTGACATGAATGATCCAAGAGTTTACGCAGAAGCACAAAAGAAAGCTGAAGCTGCACTAACCAGGGCAATGGCTGACGTTGAAATGCCAGATGGCTCAATAGTAAAAGGTGGATTTATGGATAGTATTCACGCTAGACAGGCTATTGACTATGTAAACTTTACTGACGACATCAAGGTAGACAGAAATAAAAGAACAATGGAATACGGAATAAGAAGGGCGCAAGAGCTTGGATATACAGAGCCAGAAGATATATTAGAGTTTGCCGAAACCTACATAAAAGACATAGATCAAAATAACTTAGATTACTTTACAGATGCTAGTCAACCTACTGCACCTAGTTTCTTAGGTATTGGCGGACAAGAAAACGGATTAGATAGGTTAGGTCAAAATCTTTTAAATGCGCCTTCGCAAGGAGTTAAGAATTTAACTAAAACTGCACCTATTATGGGAGTCGTTTTTCCTACAAACAGAACACCTCTTAATTTAGTTAAATCAGCTTTACGTCATCTACCTTTACCAACAAATAGAATAGTTGACTCATATTGGAGAGATATTACATCTGAAGATTTATTCCAAAGAGAAAGAGCTTTAGGAGAAATAGCTACTTCTCAGACATTATTTGCTGTAGGAATAGGAGCTGTAGCTACAGGATTAGTTGAATTTAGTGGTCCAGATCCTAGTAATCCAAACAGAAGAGAGCTAAATAGATATATGCACAGACCTCCAAACGCAGTAAGATTTAGACTTCCAGGATCACATGAATGGTCACATTGGTATAGCTTGGATATGTTTGATACAGCTAGTTTTATTTTTGGAGCTATAGGTGGCTATGTTGACGCTATAAAAAGGATGCCACAAGACGAGGCTTTTGATTCTGCTTTTGATGCAGACGAAGAAATAGACTATAGTAATACATTGCAAGAAGCATTTATCATAGCTAATGCTCATACCTTTAGAACTTTTGATGATTTTGACCAAGCGAAAAACGCTGCTGCAACTATGGGTAGAGCATTGCTATCAACTGTTAAAGAAAATACAGTAGGTTACTTTAGAAAAAGTGTAATGGCTAATGTCGGTAATTTTATAGACTTAATACAAGAATTAAGTAAAGATGACTTAGGTGGTAAAAGGTATGGACAAACAGGAAAAAGAAGTTTATTTGAAATGACGTTAGCTAGGTTTTTTAATATGCCACTTGCTCAATTAAAAACAACCAAGATAGGGTTCGATAATAAAAGATACTTGATAAAAGAGCATACCAATCAAAAAGGAGAAAGACAACCATTTGCTTTTGCTACTGATCTTTGGAGGGAAATACTTTCTGGTGTTCCAGGATTTCAAAGTGATCCAGAAAGAGGAGTAGTTGAACTTGATCCTATATTTGGAGAGCCACAAGTATATGATTATGCTTTTGGTGCAGAAAGAATAAACAATCCTTTACTTAGAGCTTTAGTGATGAACATACATCCTTTAGCAATGTTTAGACCAACCAAAGAAAGGAACGGAATTATATACAAAGAACTATCAAGGTTGCATGGAGAAGGAGCATATCCAAGATTTAGTACTAAAAACAGTTTAGCTATTCCAGGATATGTAATGTCTAATCAGGAACTAATGGAATTTAGGAGAATAATGACTAAAGAAGTTAAAAACTCAGAAGGACTTACTTTGTCTCAAAAACTTGAACAATATTTTAGATCAGATGAATATAGGAGTTTACCTGATTACGACCCTAAACTTAATAGGGATGGTGTACCTAGTGACGCAATATTAAACTCTAAAACTTTATATAAATTAAATGCAGTAAAAGCTATAATAGAGGAGTATAGACTAGGAGCAAGAGAAATAATGAAACAAAGATACCCTCATTTAAAGCATTTAGATAACTTAAATGTTATAAAGAATAGAAAGGTAAGCCAAGTAAGAAATGATTTCCCAAATCAGATCGAAGCATGGCGATCTATAGTGAACACAGACGTTAGGACAGGTTAATGCCTTTTGCTCAGTTTCAAGGTTCTGGAGACGGAACTACCAGACAATTTCAGATCCCTTTTCCATACGTTAAAAAGGATCACATTGTCGTATCTTTAAACCAAATAGCTAATACTAATTTTGTATATATAAACGACACTACTATTGAATTTGCAGCTCTTAATTCTGTAGCAACTAATGAGCAAGAAACTACAGGCGCACCAAAAACAGGAATAGAAATATTAATTAGTAGAGAAACTCCATTGCTAAATGCCCTGGTAGATTTCGTAGATGGTTCGACATTAACAGCTAGTGACCTCGATACTGCTGTATTGCAGCTATTGTATGGACTCCAGGAAGCAAAAGACGATACTGACGCTGGTATTAACTTCACACCTTTAGGATTAGATGCAAGTAATAACCCAATAATTAATGTTCAAGATCCTTCAAATCCGCAAGACGCTACAACTAAAAAATATGTAGATGACAATATTGCTGGTTTTCTTAAGACAGATGGCTCTGTACCTATGGTCGGAGACTTCAATGCTGGAGGTAAAAAATTAACTAACGTAGAAACAGGAACACAAGATACAGACGCAGTTAATTTATTACAACTTAATCAAGGTATATCTACTGCAAATACAGCTCAAACAGCAGCAGCGCAATCGGCAACTCAAGCTGAAGGTTACAAAGATGAAACCAAAGTATTTAGGGATGAAGCTGAAGGTTTTAAAAATAGTGCAGCAGCTTCGGCAACTACAGCAGTTAACCTAGCTCGTAGGTCAATATTTGTAGGTTTTAAAAAGCTAAGTGACGGAACTTTGCAAATGACATATAATGAAGCCAGCGATACTACTGTTTACAAAGCAGAAGATTTCGTCCAAAATGGAGGTAGTCATGCCTACTTTTTAGGCGAAGATGTATTATCTACTACTGCTCCAAATGCTCCTAAGTTTTCGATTTCAAATTATCAAATGCTTAGAGGACATTTAGTTCTTGACATTTAACTATGGCACAAATTGATTTAGGAAAACTCAAGTTTACTTGGAAGGGTACTTGGACTACGCAAACTGCATACGAAAAAGATGACGTTGTTGAGTATGATGGCTCAACTTTTATTGTTGTTAATGATGTAGCTGCTAATAATACTTCAACTCCAAAAGATGCTACAGCATTGTTTGAGTATATGCAGACAGGATTAGCATTTAAGAGTGGATATAGCGCAACAGTTACTTATTTCAAAGGGGATGTAATTACATATAATAGTCAGACATTTGTATGCACAGCAGGGTCGGGAAATTATAACCAAACAATACAGCAAAAGCCAGCTCCTTATGATGGTTCATCTGATTGGATGTTGTTAACACCAGCACCAGCTAACAATGTTTTAACTACATCTGGAGATTTAGTAGTAAGAGATAAAGATAACGCAACAAATACTAGATTACCTGTTGGAACTAAAGGTCAAGTTTTAAGAGTTGCGGAAGCACCAAACCACGACATTCCAAATGATACAGTTCTGTTTTACAGCAGATTAGTCGTAAGCAATAGCCATACTGCTACTCTCTTGCATGGTACAGATTTTCCTCCATACGAAACTAAAACTTATGTGGTTACTGTGGCTGCTGCATCTGGTGGAAGTGGAAATAAATTTTACTTAGATGGTGTCGAAGCACCTTATCTATATTTAAGAGCTAACTCCGTTTATGTCTTTGACGTATCTGACGCTTCTAACGTAGGACATGAAATGGACTTTGACGTTAGCATACATAATGGCACAGTAAAACTATCCGACCAAGATGGTGGTTACGTTACAAGGTCTGGAAGTGTAGGAAGTGCTGGTGCAACTGTAACTCTTAAGATGCCTCCTTATGCAGAAATGGTAACTGGATATTACTGTACTGCTCATAGTGCTATGGGTAGTACTATTGACTCAGGGCATAACGGAAGTAGTGGATATGGAAATTACTCAGGCAATGTCGATCTACCAACTATTTATACTAACGTCACTCAAAGTGGGCCAACAGCTAGAAAACTTGTTAAAGGTAAAAGCTATACATTCCAGTTTGCTCAAACTGCTGCTCAAAGAAACTACGCTATTAAAGATACAAATGATTCAGCTTATAACCAATACACTATTGGAGGAGCAGTTACAGATGGTGTAAGTCCAAGCCAGGTAAACACCACAACTACGGCTGGTGGATTCTTTACCTTTACTGTTCCAGAAACAGTAGCAACAAGTTTAGTAATAGAAGACTTTAGTGGTGGTACAGATGGATTGCCTTTACAGATTATTGACAGAACATTCTTACCTTCTTATACAGGTGGAGATTTTGAAGAGAGAAGTGTTCTTAGTTCTGTAAAAGAAAATTACCAGGACGCAACATCAGGAATACTTCAATACAATAATTTCCCTAATCAGGCTGGTAATACATATACAGAATCTATTAAACCTTTACCAGAATATTTAAAGAAAGTAGGTCGAGGTTATCAGTATGGTTGTAACAATGGAATGTATAGACAGGCTGGATATATAGGAGGTAGAGAAACTTGCCTCTGGGGTAACTTCTATCACGATGGTAACGACTATGTATATGGTGGAGGTATTGGATTAGACGGACAAGAGACTGCAAATGGTTCTAGGTGGCATCCAAATAAAGGAAGCAAGGTACAAGGCTATAAGCTAAGACAGGCACTAGCTGGTAATCCTGACTATGCTCATTTACTTACAGACTTAAATGGTAATGACATTGGTTTGTTAGATGAAAATGGAAACATAAAACATAGATTCCCTAAAGTTTTACAGGTTCATGGTAATAGAGCTATTAAGCATCATTTACATGAGAATGGCATGGTTTGGTTTAGTGGATACAACGGATATGGATCTATGGGGGATGGAGGTACTAGAGATAGAAATACTGGTCAATGCCCTATGAAATGGTATGACGAAAGTACATCTGAATTAAAAGGTACAAACTATCCAAAGATTAAACAGTTTGCTTGTACTCATGCTCATACTCAAGACACTAACAGTAACGACTATGGTTCATGGTATGCAGTAGATACAGAGGGCTATCTATATAGTTGGGGTTACAATGGATATGGACAGTTAGGGGATGGAACTACTAACTCAAATAACTACGCAAAAAGAGTACCAAAGAGTGTATTCAATAATGAAAAAATATTGTATGTAATCTGTAGTGGTTATAGATACACACACACTTTAGTTATTACTGAATCAGGTAAGTGTTGGTCAACAGGTTATGGAGATCAAGGTCAGCTAGGTTTAAACAATACATCCTCTAGAAATGACTTTGCTGAAGTAACAGCAGTTAATGGTTCTCCTTTAAATGGTAAAAAAATAATCCATATTATATGCAACCAAGATGCTGACGCTGAGGGTAGAACATGGTGGCTTACTGAAGATGGAGAAGTTTATTACGCTGGATATTTCAGAGACTATGGACAGCAGACAGGTGTGTATGACGCTAGTGGTTCGGGAACTAATGGTATGCCTAGACTACTTACTAACTCCAGCAGCCTATGGAATAGTAATGACCAAAAAGTTATCTACATGGTTTCTACCAATAATAGATATTCAACTTTATGGTTTATAACAGATGGAGGTTCTACTGGTAAGAGTCAAAAGTTATACGCAACAGCATCTAATTATTACGGAGTGCAAGGAACTAATAACTCTCCTAATAGCCATACCAACTCTCCAACTTTAGGTGGTTGGTTTGGTGGAGAAATATTATTCTCTGACTTCGGAGACTTTGAAGATGGCGGAGATAACAGCAGACCAAATGAAGCTATAGGTAATTGGGATAGCTTCCAGGATGGCGGTAGTAATGAAAAGAAAATGAAGATAGGTAAGATTGTTGAGATCTTGCCATACGCACAACCCGAAAGCACATCCAATGGTGTCGTAATGATGGATGAACATGGTTCGCTATTCTTTGCAGGGTATTGGAATTACACCCCAAGTAGAATGAATGAAAACGATAGTCAGCATTATTTAAGATACCAGGATCATTGGGTTCCATACTTTATTCATTGGCCTGATCAGCCAGCACAATGTCTGCAAGGAGGGTTCTGCCACATTGGATATGGTTCAGAGCATGGTTGGTTCTGGATGGGTAAACATGGAGATCATTATAGTGGTGGAGACAACAGTTGGTATCAGCAATCAGACTACAGTAGTAGTGGATATGATTGCGGATTCACAAGTTGGGCTACACTAGATACAAACGGATAAAACTATGGATGTTCTAAAATCTTTTTCAGAAACTAAATCGCTTTATACTAAATGGTATAAGCATGAATTAACAGGCAAGACTTTACCAAATGGCATTGGCCTGATGGAAAAAGTAGCTGACAAAACTAAAGACAAGCATTGGATAAAATTACTAGATCCATTTAAAAATGACACAACAGAATTAACCTATGGGATAGTCGTTGCTGAAGCAAACTTTGACCCTACTAATTGGGTTAACGATACAGTTACACTAACGGAAATGACTACTGAAGAGCAGACAGCAGCCAAGAAATTGGTTAATTGGGACGTTTAGGTAAATACGATTTTAAAATAGATTTGCATTTAGGACACTCAAGGATGGATACGCTTTGGTATTCTTCATCCTTTGAGTCTTCGTCTCCTATCCAAATCAATTCTGATCCGCAATGAAAGCAAGTGCATTTCATTAGAAGATACTAGATCTACTTAATCTATCTTCAACCCTAGCTCTAAAGGCTGGATCTTT